AAACTTTACATGTCGATTATGTTTAGTTTGGAATTCCTTGTTACAATTTTCACAAGTGAATGTTTTTAAAGGCATTTTATCCCATTCCTTTTTTGCTTTTTCACTTAAGAATTTCTTTCCTTTCTTGGTAGCAAGCCAAGCGTGGACTTTTTTACTATTTTCCTTCATATGCAAGCTAAGGTGTTTGGAATGAGACAAGCATTCAAGATTACTAATATGATTATTCATCTTATTTCCATCTTTGTGATGAATATCAAATCCTTTAGGAATTGGGCCATTGTAAAACTCCCAAGTCATCCTATGGATAAATTTATGTCCATTTCGAGCATATCCTCTAGACACATTTGTCGCTTCGATAATAAATTTTTCTCTATCTGTCATAACCTACCCCATAATTATAGTAATGTAAACAATGTTAATAAAACGAAAAATTTAAGTCAAGGAGTGTGTTAATGTACACATTTCAGGCTGATGGAACTAGTAATTACACTTTAGACCATAACAATAAAGTTTTTCAGTGGCAACAATTCTTTTATGATGCGTATCGGTGTTTCAGCGTTTATTACGCGCAAGCCTATAGGGATTTAAGAGCATATGCAGGTGATAACTGGACCAACCTCGAGCGTACCAAGCTTGAAAGACAGAACAGGATGGTGCTCGAGCTTAACAAGATTAGAAGAGTGGTTAATCTATATTCGGGTTATGAACGGGAAAATCGCACTCAAACGGTTACTGCACCAGTCGAAGGTTCAGATGAAATTACAGCGGATCTCTTCTCAAACGTCATGTATTATGTCTATGACAAGGGCAATGCGGACTATATCTTTTCTGAAGCATTCGAACATGCTCTTAAAACGGGCTTGGCTATTGTCGGAATCTACATGGATTACTCCAAAGATAAGGTCAATGGGGATATCAAATTTTACTGGAAACCGTTTAATGCCCTCATGCTTGACCCATACTTCACAAAAAGAGATCTATCTGACTGTGATCAAGCTTCAACACGGGATCTTCTCAGCAAAGAGCAAGTTAAGTCTATGCTTCCCTGGATTGACCCTGAAGAGATAGATGCCATCCCAACAGGTATTAGAGACAACAAATATCAGTATCTAGGCATCTATCGTCAATATAACTCCACTTACATCGCCAAGAATCTTGTCACCTATGACCAATATTGGAAGAGAATCAATAAGGTTCAGAAGTATCTCGTAGATGAAGAGACAGGTGTATCAGAAGAATGGGAAGGCACGAGAGAAGAAGAAAAAGAACTTAAGAAAACTCTAGCTTACACCCCCCAGGTTAAACTCATCACCTCGCATAAGCGAAGCGTTGAATTAAACATCATTGTCGGCGGTAAGCTACTTTATACAGGACCAGATCCAACGGGCTTGGACAATTTTCCTTTCATGCCTGTGTTGCTTTATCATGAACCCCTAATCGATACGTATGAGCTTAAGATACAAGGGATTGTGCGCTCTATTCGCGATGCGCAACGCCAGTACAACCGCCGCCATTCTCAGATCATCGACCTCATGGAATCGATAATTAATACAGGATGGATAACTAAGAATGGAGCCGTACTTGACCCTACCATGCTTATGCAAGCTGGCCAGGGAAGACAAATTGTCGTTAATGACGGGTATGACGTCAACGCAGACGTTAGAGAGATATCACCACCTAATATTCCACCTGGATATCTCCAATACCAAGATATTATCGACAAAAACATTATGGAAATTCCAGGCGCTTCGGACGAATTGCTTGGTTTATCTTCCACTGGCGATTCACAAGTGTCAGGCAAATTGGCAGAAGTTAGGTCAAGTAATGGTCTTAAGGGAAATAGAGGCATATTCGATAATTTGGAACAAACCAAAAAATATGTCGGAATGCTTGTCCTCGAGGCAATTCAAAAGAATTACCAGCCTGGAAAGATCCAAAGAATAACTGGAAGAGAGCCTACAGAAGAATTCTTCTCAGGAAACTTTGCTGAATATGATTGCGCAATCAAACAGGCTGTTAAGACAGCTACTCAACGTGAAGCTTATTACTACCAACTTCTTCAACTCGTATCTCTTGGCGCGCCTATTCCTTGGGAAGACATCATGGAAGCGGCTCCTCTTCAAGGTAAGACTGAGCTTCTTGAGAAGATGGCAGAGCGTGCTGAACAAGCACAAGCACAGCAACAGAAAATGGATGAGGCAGAGCAGATTGAAAAAGCTCTCACTATGTCCCAGGTTGATCAAAATACCGCTTTGGCAGAAGAGCGTAGAGCTAGAGTCCTCGCTGACATTGGCTTGGCTCGCGAAAGAATATCAGAAGGAACGCAAAATTATGCCAAAGCTCTCTTGGATAATGCAAAAACTGTAAAAGAAATCCAAGACATGGATCGAAAACGTTTACTGGATGTCATGACCTTAGCCGCTGATATTAGTCATAAACAAGATGTTTTGACTGAGAAAAAGCTGCTACAAGATGCCCAGAAAGCGAAAAGCCCTATAACTACAGGAGTTTAAAATGGCTAAAATGAAAGGAATTGCATCTTCTAATAAGATGATGCCTAACATGAGTACATACGGTGGTCAGGAATCCCCTGGCTATAAACCACCTACTGGAAGTGCTGGTCGTGCTGCCAAGGGTGAATATTCTACAAAATCTAATCCACTTTCTGTACCTCAAAAAGGTTCTCAGATTGGAGCTGGTTATGGCAATGCTGACCGCATGAAAGCTATGTCTAGCAAAGATGCTCAAGAGAAGAAAGAGAATCTTAGAGGCCAAGCATGCTAAGCGAAGCAATGACTAGAGAGCCATCTATTGGAGACATTCATTTAGCAGCAAGACAGAGGCTATCTGATCGTCACCAGAATCTTATGGAAAAGATCATGAAAGAGAATTCCCATAAGAAAATCTATTGGATTCTAGGCACGGCTAAATGCAAGCGTAAGAATGGGAAGACTACCATTAGACCTTATCTTAAGGCTTTTGATACTCAACCAGATGTCCAGAAGGAGTCCTATTTGTATGTAGTGGACAATACGAAGGGGACAAAAGATTTGCTTTGGGTCATGCATCCAAACAATAAATTAGCAATGCCATGTATTGGCAAGTCCATTTCCGCCGCTGGCGATCCAGCGCAATAATCTTGGCACCGAAGTAATGGTGCACATAACGGGAGTTATAAATGAATGAAATAGAAAACGAACAAGACCAAGTGGCTGCTGTCTCCGAGCAACCAGAGGTTGAGTCTCAGGAAGAAAATCAAGAGCAAAAGATGGTTCCCCTCGCGGCTTTGCAAGCTGAGAGAAGGAAACGTCAAGATCTAGAAGCTAGAGCGCAGGTGTATGAAGAAATCATACGCACAACGAAAGAGAGTAAGCAAGAAGTTCAAGAAGAGGAAGAAGATCCCAACGCTTTAGTTGAGAAGAAACATCTTCAAGAAAGTAATGCTACTACAAAACGAGAGATTCTAGAGACGCTCTATCAAGATATGAATCCTGAAGCTGTTCAGAAAATTAATAAATATTTGAAACCGATTTTAGAAAAGAAGCCTTGGTTGGCCTCATCGGTAGACACAGCTCAGAACCGATACGCTCGTGCGTATGAAATTGTCCAAGACTACATTCACCTCGTGGAAGAAAAGCCCGTGGCGAGGCAGTCCAGCAATGCGGATGGTCAAAGAATAGTCCAGAATGCTAACAAGCCAAGATCTCCCGTAGATATCGGGAAATCTGCACGGCCTGAAGGTATGGAATATCTGAAGAGCATTCAAGGTAAGAAAGAGTTCCGTGAATACAGAGAGAAGGTTCTCCGAGGCGAAAGCTAGAGACAAAACCTAAAAAATTTTGTCTCTGGTGTCAAAACATTTTTTGACTAGGAGATAAAAATGGCTAATGGAACAACTACCACAGTACAAGTAGACCCAGAAGTAAACTTGTTCTTTGATAATATTTTGCTGGACAGACACCAGCCTTACTACGTTCACGGGTACTTTGCTCAAGAACGAAGAATTCCTCAAAAGAATAGTAAGACTGCAATCTTCAGACGCTTCGACAACTTGGCCGATGCGCTGACACCATTAACGGAAGGGGTTACACCAGCTTCTGAACAGGTTACAAAGTTTGATATCACAGCTGTCGTATCACAATACGGTAAAGTTGTGGAACTCAGCGATGATGTTATCATCACCGTTCAGGATCAAACAGCTAATGAAGTCGCGGACATGCTCGCACAAAACATGGCATCTACTTACGACAAAATCGTTCGTAATATGCTTGTGGCTACTGCTGCACAAATTGACTGCTTAAACGGCGTTAACGGGAATGCCATCACAGAAGTTACAACTACTGACCTTGAGTTAGCAGTTGACTATCTTGAAGGAAACAACGGCAAGAAACTTTCCCCTAATCAGGAAGGCACTAATGCGTTCGGTACAGCTCCCGTTTGGGCGGCCTACTGGATGATAATTTCTACCGATCTTCGTACAGATTTCAAAAACCTTTCTAACTTCCTTCCGACTGCGGATTATCCCCGACAACAGTCTGTGCTTGAAGCTGAGTTTGGTTCTTGCGATGAAGTTCGTCTTGTAAAGACTTCTGAAGCGTATAAAGACACATCAGTCGTTCCTGCTGTTTATTACAACCTGCTGTTTGCTGCTAACGCTTACGGTCGTATCACTATCGATGATCAATCGATGGAAATGATCATAAAGCCACTAGGAGCTGGACAGGATCCATTGAACCAGCGTCAGACTATGGGCTGGAAGGGTCGTCTTGGATCTGTAATCCTCGATGATAGCTGGTGCGTAGCATTACGTAGCACTAAAGGTTAATAAACAAGGAGAAACAAAATGACTGCACCTATTGGAAATACAGCCAATCGTTTCACTGGTCAGCGTGAGCAAAGCCAAGTGACAAATAGTTATGGTGGATATCTGCAATCTGCGGGAGCTGCTTATAACTTAACGCTACCATTCTTCCCCGATAAGTTTGAATGGTTTAACTATACGAAGTTTGCGACTAACGACAACAACGTTCAAGGGGTTTGGTATAGAGATATGCCAGCTGGTGATGCGTTGATTGTTAGACGTGCAACTACAACTTTAACTTCTACATTAGAAACCACCAACGGCATTACTAATGCATCTACAGCTGGTGGTTTTTATAACGAACATTTGGTCATCACAGGCATTACAACTGCGAGTCCAGGTGTCGTAACAACTTCCGCTAGCCATTATCTAAGTGATTACGATCGAGTTGTTCTCACTAAGATTATCGGTACAGCAGCTGCTCAGTTAAATAACAACACATATGTAGTACGGGTTTTATCCGCCAATACATTTGCGTTGTATGACGTTTATGGAGTGCCTATTAACGTCGTAGGAGCTTATAGCTCTAGCGGACAGGTAACTAAGATTGGTCCTGCTTTGGGAAATCCTGCTGAGCCAGTCAGTCCTGCCGTCCCGCATCGCGCAATCATCGACTACCCTCCAATGGCTATCATAACACTTGGTAGCGCCATTATGGGAGCTGACAATGATATAATTTACTTCACCGCTTGGCAATTTAACGATTACGTTAACAGAGGTGATG